TTAACCATAAAATGAGTATGACTAAAGGACGAGGCGGTAGTGGATGGTGAGGGTGTTGGCGGCTTTGTTCCAGGTGATATTGTCGGCGACGCTGCGGACGGCGGCGTTCTTTTCGGCAACGGTGGTGTCGGGGGATTCCAGCGTTTTGACGACGGCACGGAGAGCGGAGCGCAGCAGCTTCGGATCGACGGCGGCCTGGTCCTCTTTCTGCATGGCGGCGATCTGCGCGTCGAGATCGGCGATGCGCTTCTGCACGGCGGCCTTGCTGGCCTTGTACTCTTCGACCGTATCGGCGCCGGTGAGATAGGCGTCGCGCAGGCGGTCGAGCATGCGAACGGCGGAATCGCGCGCGGCCTCGACGGCGGATAGGGAAGATGCGGAGCCGTCGCTGGAACGGACCACATCGAAGGTCAGAGACGATCCGCGGGCGGCGTCCTCCCGCAGGCGGGAGATCAGTGCAGCCTCCAGCGCGTCGCGGCGCACCGTCTGCCGGACGCGGCAGGAGCCGCGCACGTAATTGTTGCAAGCCATATAATCCGGCGTATTCACGATGAGACCACCGCCGCAGGCGGCACAGCGGACAAGGCCGGAGATCCAATGCTTCTGCGTTCCGGACGCGCGGGCATAGCGCGGGTACAAAAGCTTCTGCTCGTCGATGCGGCGCTGAACGGCATTGAAAGTCTCTTCGTCGATCAGCGGCTCGTGCTTGCCGTCGACGAGGACGACATTCTCGTTCGAAAAGTCGCGGCGGGTGCGGCCGGCCGGATTCCAGCGCAGCTTGCCGATATAGACGGGGTTGCGCAGGATATATTCGATGGTCCGGTTTTCAAACCTGCCGCCGCGGTGCGTGCGCTGGCCGCATTCGTTCATCCAGCGCGCGAGCGGAAAGCAGCCTTCGCCAGCGAGGTAGCGGCGGAACAGCTCTTTCACAAAGCCATCCTCGGGCGGCTTCGGCACGAAAACGTGATCCTTGATGCCGTAGCCATACGGCGGATTGCTCTGCACCTCGCCGCGGCGGTGCTTTTCCTCCATGCCGCGCTTGACCTCCTGGGCAAGGTTGATGCTGTAGTATTCGTCCATCGCCTCGATGAGCGCTTCGGTAATGAGGCCCATGCCGCCCTCGGCCACGGGCTCGGAAATGGAGATGACATCAATGCCGAGCTGCTTGCGCAGGATAGACTTGTACATGACCGCATCATCGCGGTTGCGGGCAAAGCGCGAAAACTTCCAGAGCAGGATCGCGTCGAAGGGCTTCGGCTTCGTCTTGGCGACGCCAATCATGCGGCGGAATTCGTCGCGCTTTTTCACGCCGCGGCCGGAAATGCCCTCGTCCATGAAGACGAATTCATCCGGCACGATATAGCCGTTGCGCACGGCCCATTTGCGGATCTCGACGAGCTGCGAGGCGGGGGAGAGCTCCACCTGGTCATCGGTGGAGACGCGGATATAGGCCGCGGCGATGCGAAGATCAGGCAGCGGCGCGGGGATGGAAGAAGTAAAGCCTTTCGGCGGGGTCATAAGAGGTCACTCCTTTGCTGGGGGGATTTTTACCGGTGGCGGGGCGGGACAGAATGGTATATACTGATGCGCGGCGCCAAAATATTATCATCGGAAGATTCTGAGAGGAAAGAGAGGCAAACCATGCCAAACCGACTCGATCAAGAGATCCTTGAAAAGTTCCGTAGACTGAACCCTGAGAATCAGGAAGCTATTCTTGTTTACTTAGCAACAGCTCTATCTGAGCCAGAAGCATCTTCTTCTGATCGTCGGTAAGCCGGCGAACCAATTCCATCAAGCGCGCTTCCAATGGGGAAAGACCGTCGACCTTCAGGTCGGCGGTTTTTTCTATCTCATCACACCCAAGCAGATATGCAGGGGTAGTGTGCAGCGCGACGGCAAGCTTTGCAATTTTATCTCTGCGCATATTAGCAATATCGCCGGTTTCCCATTTGCGGACAGTGCTTTTGCCGACGCCGACAATGTTGCCAACTTCCTCTAAGGTCAGCCCGAGCTCTTCACGCAGCTGCCTGATCTTATCCTTCATTTCCATAGGGAATCACCTCACTGTGCGTTGATAATATCACATAAGTGTCATTTATGCAACATTGAAGTTTCGTAAAAGACAAAATTGTGCTTGACAATAGAAAATGATATGTTAAGATAGTGTCGTAAAGGACACTTACAAAGGAGGTGAAAACGATGAACGCAAAAGCATTGTACGACGCCATGAAAGCAAAAGGTATCCAGATCGGGGAGATGTGCGAGCTGCTGAACATGAGCAGAAGCGCATTTTATCGAAAGACAAGAGGTAAGTCCGAGTTTACGTTGAGCGAGATCAATAAGATCTGCGAGGTACTTGGCGTGTCTTCGCCGATCGGAATTTTTTTTGCTCAAGTAGTGTCCTAAAAGACACTTCCAGATGAAAGAAAGCTGCGGAGAAGAGAACGGAAGCGGATTTTTTGAAGTGCCGCCATTAGGGCGGAAAAAGCAAAACAGCCGGCGCGTCATCACCGACTGTTCTGCCGCAAATTTCTTTACCATAGCCAGACGCACCATAAATGGGCAGCACATGACGATGCCACTTCTATGACTGGCTGCGCGACTTAGGCAGTATGCGATCTGCCGATTCCCTGACGGGCCGCCCCGTCGCACGCGCAACGACATGACAGATTCGTTTCGCACTCACGGTTTTTTGCGCTCACCAGCGTAGACCGCCTATGGTTGGGCGGAATAGCCTCTATGGTGAAGAGGCTTTAGAGCGCGGAATAAATCGAATCAAACGTTATGGCACAGGGGCGGATGCAAAAACTGTCCCAAGAAGAACAGCCCCTTTCCGCCCTAATAGGGGCACTTCAAGAATAGCACAAATTTGTCTTTTCTGCAACACATATTCGACGAGCCGAAAGGCTGGGGCAAGGGGACGAGCGGGGCGGCATAGATTCTGAGAGAAAGGAGCGTGCGGGCATGGGGAAGCGAAAACAGGAGCCGATCATCGTGAAGGCCTACGTCAAGACGGCGGACGGCGGCGAGGTGGACGTGGACACGCTCAGCGACGAGCAGCGCGAGAAGCTGGGCACATGGCTGCGCGTGACCTACCTGAACGAGCTGTGCCGAGGGAAAGCAAAATTCCATGTGAAACAATAAGAGGCAAGGGAAAACCCTTTGCAGAAATGAGGAACAACAAATGAAAAAGAATCGCACAAGAGAAGAAAGAGCGCTGCGTTATGCGGCGGCGCTGCTGCGGCTGACGGTGCTGCTGTGGATCGCGGTGCTGCTGCTGTGCCTGCTGGAACCGGGGTGCCTGGCGGCGGACATGACCGCGGGCGTGGCGGCGGAGACCGACCCGGCGGTCACGTGGCTGGCGGCGGTGGGCGCCGGTTGGCTGACGTGGCGCGGAATGGAGCTTGTCCTGAAGCTGGACGAGCCGAGGAGAAAGAGAGGGATGCGCAAATGAGCTATTTATCCTCGGGCGCGCAGCTGCTCGGCAATCTTGAACACACGGCGGCGGAGCTGCTGGAAACGACGATGCAGGAGCGGGGGCGCGGCTTTGCGAGCGACAACGAGAGCTGGGCGGAGATCAAAGCTCATCTTGAGCGCGCGAAGAAGGCGACGGGCGACCTTGAAAAGGTCCACAAGGAAATGTGGGATGCCATCAAAGACCAGAACGAGGACGCCTACGGGGCGCTGGCGAATGAGCTGACGCGCGCGGGCGCTGCGCTGGCGGCGGAATGGATGGTCGTCTCGGTGCTCGGCAAGATCGCCGTGGAGATGACGGGAGAGTGAAGCGCACATGGACGACAAGCGATTTATCGCACCGCAGACGCGGCCGACGCTGTGCTGGTCGTGCGCGCGGGCGTGCGGCGGCTGCTCGTGGACGGAGCGAGATACCATGACGCACGCGGTCCGCTTCGAGCCCGTGAAGGGCTGGGAGGCGGAGAAAACGACGATCAACGGCTCGAAAAGCGAGCACGGCGAGAAGTGCTACCGCTACACGACCGACAGCTACCGCGTTGTGCGCTGCCCGCTGTACGTGCCGGACCGGCGGACGAGAGCCAAAAGCGCCATGCCGGAATGGGCTATGCAGGCCGCGAACGCATGAAAAAGGCGGCTGACCGATGGCACCGGTCAACCGCCACGAAGAAAAACACACATGAAAGGAGATTTTCTTCCCCGTCATTATAGCATGCGGCGGGGAAGAAGCGCAAGGGAAATGAGTACGATTCAAGATGCCATTGCCGCCATTGAGGGCCAGCAGCCGAAAGAGCGCTCGGCGGTGTGGATGGTGGGCGAGCAGCTGAAAGATATGATCCGCGGCGACGAGGCCGCGGCGGCACTGCTGCTGACAGACCTGACGCAGAACAAAGAGATGACGCTCGCGGCGGCGGAGAAGAAGATCGCCGAGCGAGCAAAAAAGAACAAGGTCGGCAACTGCGGGTGCGTGACGCCCGCGGAGGCCGAGGACATCCTGCGTGAGTTTTTCGGCCTGCCGGAGCGCGGCACAGACGCAGCACCGCGGACGGAGAGGCGCAAGGTCGTGGACCTTGCGGACTTTTTATGAGCCGCCGCACAGACGCCGGATGGGAGAATCTGGCGGACAAGCTGCCGTTCCAGCCATGCGGAGACCTGCAAAACGACGTGCTGGAAGATATCTATGACAACGACATGCTCGGGACCGGGTTGATGCTTTACAGCCGCGAGAGCGTGGAGACCGCAAATCCTATTGCGCAGATCATGGACGCGGAAGACTGGGACCGCTGGGAGAAGTCTCGGAAGCGCCGCTGGGGCGCGCGCTGCACCTGCTCAAACTGCGGAGAAGAGTTTTTTGCGGGCTATGTCAGCGACAGCGGTACGAGCGGCATCGTCCTGCGGCAGGGCAAGGATGGGCAGATTTATGACGGCTACGTCGACAAGGGCGACGACGATGCGCAAATCTTCTTTGACGACGAGACGATCGTTTGCCCGCGCTGCTACCAGAGCGTGGTCGTGACGCGGCGGAGCGAGCTGCGGCAGGGGCGCACGCTTCAAGTATTGCAGGCCGAAACGCTGAACATTGACGGATATCTCGCGGTGCTCTATTGGATGGTGGCGCGGTATCAGGACAACACGGGAACAGACGTCGCGACGTTCTCGCCGCACGCGGCACTGATTGTGGACCGCTGCGGCGTGCTGCGGCGCTTCCGCGCGGTGCGCCACAGTAACGAGGCGCGTGACGTAACGTGGACACCCTGCAAGCAGAGCTGCGACCCGATGCAGCAGCCCTATTACTGCCACGGCGCCGTGAACGGACGGCAGGTCGGCGGCTGGACATGCACCTACGGTCCAGAGCTCGGCGGAACGACGGGCGAGAAGACGGCACTGGACAAATACATCGGCGCGGGCGGAGCCTGGCCCGGGGCGTATCTGCACGTCTGGCGCAAGCACCCGCAGGTGGAAAATCTGATGCGGCAGGGGTTCGGCGATGCGGTGACGCAGACCATTGATAACTATCTGAACATGTGCGGCAACTATTCCATGCTGCGCGACGCACCAAATATCCCGTGGGTCGATTGGAGCGAGACGAAGCCGCACCGAATGCTCGGCATGGGCAAGGAAGCCTTCCGCGAGGTGCGCGGGAAGCATTGGAGCGAAGGCACCGCGCGGTGCTGGGCGAGCTACCGAATGCTTGTGAAGAACGCGGACGCGCTGCAATTCGCGCAGGAGGTCGGCAAGCTCGGCCTGAACGACATGGAAAAACTGCTGGGCGCCTATCGGGCCGTCGAGACCGATCTGCACCCAACGCATGTGGTGAAATATCTCGAAAAGCAAAAGCGGCTGAAAGGCGGCGTGCAGCTGCTGCTCGATTACCGGCGCGTGCTGCGGGCACTGTGGCTGGCGGACCAGAATGAAACGCTGTGGCCGCGCGATCTGCAAGCGGCGCACGACCGCGTAATGGAGATGTACGCGGCGCACGAGGGCGTGAAGTACTACTCGGCGGATTTTACGCCGGTCTATATCCGGCTCAAGGCGCTGGAATGGACGGACGGCGAACTCTGCATCCGCATCCCACAGGAGGAGCGGGAGCTGATCGACGAGGGAAAAACTCTGCGCCACTGCGTGGGCACCTACGGCAGGACACATTGCAGCGGCAAGCCGATCTTCTTTGTGCGGCACTACCGCAGGCCAGAGCGCAGCTATTACACGCTGAACATCGACCTGACGCGGGCGATGCCGAAGGAGATCCAGCTGCACGGCTACGGCAACGAACGCCACGGCGAGCGCAAGCAGTATGAGCACGGCATCCCGAAAAAGGTGCGCGACTTCTGCGACAGATGGGAGCGCGAGGTGCTGACGCCGTGGTTTATGGAGGAACAACGCAAAAAGTTCGCCGAAACGAACAAAGCAGACAAGAAAGCGAGGAAAGGCGCATGAGCGAAACAATGGAAATGGCCGTGGCCGGTGAGGTGCGCAGCATCACCGCCATCACGGATGAGATCATTTTTTACAAAAATGTCGGCGGACAGGCCGTCATCGAGATCGGCAAGCGGCTGATCGAGGCAAAAGCACAGCTCAAACACGGGGAATGGCTGCCATGGCTGAGCGAAAAAGTGGAGTTTTCGGAGACGAGCGCGCAGCGATTTATGCAGCTTGCAAGGGAGTACGGAAATACCTCACTGGTGGGGGATTTGGGAACCTCGAAAGCCTTGGTATTACTGGCTTTGCCGGCATCTGAGCGAGAGAATTTTGCGAGCGAAAAACACGTTGTCAACGGGGAGGAAAAAAGCGTCGCCGAGATGAGCAAGCGAGAGCTTGAAGAAGCCGTGAGGCAGCGCAAGATTGCTGAGCTGGAACGCGACAAGGCGCGGCGCGAATTGGACGAACAGTGCAAGGCTAATGAGGAGGCCGCGGCGGAAGCACAGAAGGCGCAGGAGGCGGCGGAGGCCGCCCGCGCCGAGGTGGAGAACGCGCAGGGCACGGCGCTGGCCGCGCAGGAGCGCGCGGCGGAGCTGGAACGGGAATTGAAAGCGCTGCGCGAGAAGCCCGTGGACGTGGCGGTGCAGACCGTGGACGCGAGCGAGGAACAGATCGCGGAGGCGGTGGCAGAAGCGAAGAAGGACGCGGAAGCAGAGAAGGCGGAGGCGCTCGGTAAGAAGGCCGAAGAGCTGAAAAAAGCAAAGGACGAGCTGAAAAAGGCGAAGGACGAGATGGCGGCCGCGGCGGAGGCGCTGAAAAAGGCAGAGGACGAGCGCGCGGCCCTGCGCGAGACACTGGAAAAGGCGAAGAAGAGCGCGGCGGCCATGGACAACAAGGCGCTCGCGGAGTTTGCCGTCCTGTTCCGGCAGGCGCAGGAAACCGTGAACCGCATGACGGAGATTGTAGACGAGCTGGATGAGGAAAGCCGCCCGAAGATCTACCGCGCGCTGGGCGCGCTGCGGGACATGATCGCCGAAAAGGCAGGTGAGGGCGCGTGAAGCGCAGCGACTATCTGAAACTCTGCGTGAGCGCGGCGATGCTCAGCTACCGCAAGCCGAAGGTGCTGTACGCCGGGATCGAATATTACCCCGAGGGCTATGAGCTGCGATTCGACAAGAGCGGCAAGGCGGTACATAGAGCGATCCTGCGGGACGCGAGCAAGCACAACTGCCTTTTCTACTGCCCGCTGGGGAAGGTGCAGGAGGTGCGCGATGAATAGCATTCAGGCGAGCCAGATCATGGGCGGGAACGGTGCGAAGAAAATTCTTGACGTGACGTGCGGATCTCGGACGATTTGGTTTGATAAGCAGCATCCGGCCGCGGTTTATTGCGACGTCCGCGACGAAGAGTGTTCTGCGGTCTGGACGAGCACTAAGCACGATTCTGAGCGCAAGTGCATTATTCATCCAGATATTCAGTGCGACTTTACGGATTTGCCGTTTTCGGACAACACATTTTCGCTCGTCGTGTTCGATCCACCTCACCTGCGCCGCATAGGCGAAAATGCGTGGATGAGAAAGAAATACGGGCAGCTCGGCGAGAACTGGCGCGAAATGCTGCATGACGGATTCCGCGAGTGCATGCGTGTTTTAAAACCAGACGGCGTGCTGATTTTCAAGTGGGCAGAAACGCAAATCCCCGCCGCAGATGTTTGGGCGGCAATCGGCGAACGCCCCCTTTTTGGACATCATAGCGGCAAAAAATCGCAAACCTTTTGGGGATGCTTTATGAAGCTGGGGAAAGCGGATGACCGGGTATAGCAATCAGCCGATTCCGAAGGAGGCGGCGAAACAGCTTTTAAAGGATGAAAACATCCCGTATTGCAGCGCATACGGCGATATCGTAGCCAGTGACAGTGATAACGACTACGGAGCGACGCTGATCGACTGCAAGCTGCACTGCACGGGATGCCAGAGGACGGGGTGCATGTTCTGCGGTTTCGGGGCGCACCTTGAAAAGGGCCTCGGCTATGGTCGAGTGCTGGATTACATCGGAGTGAGGTATTGAGCATGCAGATTGGAGAAACGTATAGCTGGGTGCCGACGAGCTGGGAGGGGTCGAACGGAATCGTCTCAGCGCTCGGCAAGAAAGGCGGGGTACACGGGAAGATCGTGTACATCAACGAGAACCATCGGTATTTTATGGCGGAGGCGAACGTCGGCGGCGTGGTCATCCGCGAGAGCTTCAAATTTTAAGGAGGGTATAGACATGATCAGCTATAAGAACGAGAACGGAAACGTGAAGGAACTGGCGGCCGGAGGGACGATGGGAGACCTGCTCGCCGAATCGGCCTATCTGCTCACGGCAGTCTATGGCATGCTCGCGCGCGGAGACAAAGCGGCGGCGGAGATTTTCAAGGTGAGCATGATGATGGCCGTGGGAGACCCGGAATCGCCGGTATGGAAGAACATTGAACCGGACTGCCTCAGCATCGTGCAGCGCGTCAAGCCGAAGGAGGGCAAGAGCGATGACAAGTGACGAGGTTTTGGCGGCGCTGCGATGCTGCGCGAGCGGCAGCTGCGACGGGTGCCCGCTGTGGGACGACGATTTGGAGGACACGACCTGCGCAGACGGCTTGATGGCCGCGGCGGCCGATTTGATCGAATTCCAGCAGCAGGGCCTTGAGGCGCTGACGAAGATGGACGAGGGGCTGAAAAAGCGGGGCGGCACGCTGAAAGAGTTCCTGCGACGCGGCGATGAAGTCGTGCAGGGGCACAGAGACCCTGCCGGACCGCCGGGCGATTCGGGCTTTGTGGGCGATATCTTCATCTGCCCGACGTGCAACTCGCCGCGCGTCTTCTATAACGCGGAGAAAGACGCCTACATCTGCCCGAGCTGCGGGTGGCAGAACAAGGGGGTAACGGATGACTGACGGAGCAAAAGAGTTACTGCAAAAGGCCAACCGACAAGGATGGCTGGACGGGTTTGATTTTTCTGTGCTTATGCAAAGACTACTTATTTCTGAAAACGGCTATGTCATAGACACAGGGAATTGGGAGAATGTGAACGCCGAAGTAGCGCTGAGACTGGCGGACAACATAAAGAAGCACCCTCTGATTTGGAAGCTGCTTTTTATGGTTGCATAGGAGGCGCGGAATGATGGACTACCCCTATTTTTCACTGCGCGATCTGCGTAAGATGGAACGTCTGTTGGCGGTGTCGGACGCGACGTTCGGAAGATATTGCAAACGAACACAGAAGAAGCGGCGCAGGGATGCGCGGCGGAACAGGAGGAAATGATGGTTTCGGACGAGGCATTGAAAAAGCTGCAAGAGCAGATCGCGGCGTGGCCGATGGAACGGCGATTCGTGGTGCAGCAGCTCATTCGGGATTATTTGAGGAACCGGGAAGACCTGCGCGCCTATGAGGCGACAGGGCTGACGCCGGAAGATATCACGGCGGCGGTATCGATCCCGATGTTCGTCAAGGTGGCCTCGGTGGCGCTGGGCGCTACGCCCGAGCGCCTGCGGGAGCTTGCCGAGGCCGACAAGGACGGTCGGCTGGTGGTGGTGCCGTGTAAAGTGGGCGATACGGTATGGGTGACTGGCCGTGACAATGTGCCGCGAGAAATGGAGCTTGAAGCCCCGGACATCAGAGCTGTTTGCACGGATGAGGATAATCTGTGTATGTCAACGTGCAATCGCAAGCCGGACGGGTTCTGCGCGTATCGTCTGCGTAATGATGGTGCTGACATCGGCAAGACCGTATTCCTCACCCGTGAGGAAGCGGAAAAAGCATTGGAGGGCATGACATGTTAGACACTTTGAATTTGCGCGGCGGGAGCACGAGCCAGTCGGTACACGTGAACGCCGTGACCGGCGCGATCTTGAAAAACCATCCGAAAAGCTGGTTTACGCGGTTCAACCTGACAAGCGAATACGCGAAAACGCTCTTCGCCGAGGGCGGGCACAAGGCGATGAAAAAGGTGAGCATCAGGAGCGATCCGACCGATTGGAGGGGCTATACCCGCAACGAACGCGACCCCGACAAGGATATCACGATCCTGCAAATGGTTATTTGCGGCGACATGGAGGTCATCGCGGAGCTCGTCTACACCAAGGACTATGAGGGCCGAGAGAGGCCAAGGGAGGGCTGACGGATGGTGCGGGTATTTTGTGACCGGTGCGGGCGGGTCATCACGGGGATGAGCGCGCACGAGCGTGTGAGCGTGACGGCCAGTGGCGCGGGCGGCGGGGAGATCGCGAAGCTCGACTTCTGCACATACTGCGCGGACTGGGCCATCAACACGCTGATGCGGCGGACGATGCTCGGCGCGGGCGAGAAAAAGGGCGCGAAGGCGGACAAGCCCGCGCCCATCGCGCCGCCGAAGAGCGAAAAGGACGGCCTTGCGTGGACGGCAGGACAGGACAAGCGGCCGGCCGCGGAAGCGCCGCCGCCCGAGCCGCTCCCGACGCTGAGCGTCAAGGGCTACGGCGCGGCGGAGAAGCGGAAAATCTTCGACGCGCTGGTGCGCTACAAGGTGCGGACCGGCCCGGGGTGGACAGAGCGCGTGAGCACGGCCTGCGGCGGGGACGTGAGCCGCGAGACGCTGCGCGCGATCATCGTGGACGGGCTGATGGTCGACATCCACGTGTGGCGCGTCATTGAGCGCGGGCTCAGCGACCTGGGCGCGATGGAGAAAAAGGCATGAAGGTGACGTTTATTTTGCAGGCCGACGTGCCGGAGAGCGCCGTTCAAGGCATCAAGGAGCGCGCGGCGATGGACCTTGAGCGCTATGGCGACGTGAAGGTCGCGAATATCCTCGTCGAGAAGCCGCGCGAGCACGAGCAGTTACATCTTTAATCACGCCTGCGGGCGAAAAAGAAAGGAAACGGAACCATGAAACAGTACATCGGAACGAAACTTATCGAGGCGGAAAAGGCGTATCGCGTGGACGGCAAGGTCGTTACGCTCACGGAGAACAGAGTACCGTGCGGCAGCGAGGTCGAGCGCGGCTACAAGGTGCGCTATGCGGACGGGTACGAGAGCTTCAGCCCGGCGGAGGTCTTCGAGCGCGCGTATCTGCCGCTCGAGGTGAACGGCAAGCTCAAGACTGAGGCGCCGAGCATCAGCGCGGAGATGGTCGAGCGATTCATCGACCACCACGAAACCGTGACGATGGGCGGCAAGACGACCGTTGTGCGCGCGGTACTGAAAAACGGCTTCGAGATCGTGGAGAGCTCGAGCTGCGTGAGCGCGGAGAACTACGACGAGAAGCTGGGGGAGGAAATCTGCATGGAACGGATCAGAAATAAAATTTGGGAGCTGCTGGGCTTCCTGCTGCAAACGGCGGTGGGCGGCGTGAATGGCGAGGCAGCGGCGGAGAATCACTGCTGCGATGAAGACTGCGAGCGTTCCCGCTGCGACGAGGAGCCCGCGGCGGACGAACCGGCCGTGCCGAAGCTGCCGACGGTGCGCTTGTTTATCTCGCAGCCGATGCGCGGCAAGAGCGACGAGGAGATCGAGAGCGAGCGCGAGGATTTGATCGCGATCGCGAAGGCCGTGTACGCAGGGCGCGGCGAGGTCGAGGTCATCGACAGCTTTTTCAAGGGCGGGCTCGATGTTCCGGCCGGCGCAAAAGCGCCGCTTTACTATCTGAGTAAGTCACTCGAGCTGCTGGCGACGGCGGATGTGGCGATCTTTGCCGAAGACTGGTGGGAGGCGCGCGGCTGCCGCATCGAGCACGAGTGCGCGGGCGGGTACGGCGTTGCAAGGATCGAGCTTCCTGAGGAGGGCTGAGCGATGCAGAAGATCAACATTAAAAAGGTCACAAAGGAGCAGATGCTCAAGATGCTCGAAGAGGCGCTGGATAAGCAGGAGGCGGCGGAGAGCAGAGAGACCGAGCTGCGCGGGCAGATCGGCGCGCTGACGGAAAAGCTCGAGGAGAATGAAAAGGCGCTGGAAGAGGTCACCGCGAAGTATAAGAGCGCGGACCATTCGGCGGCGATGCTGCGGTCGCGTATCGACGAGGCAGAGAAGATGCGCGACCAGGCGCTCGAGGCGCACGGCGAGGACATGAAGGCCATCGAGAAGGCAAAGAACGAAAGCCGCGAGCTGGCGCACCTGCTGGGCAAGCGCGAGCTGGAGCTGGCCGAGGCCAAGCAGCGCCACGACGACGCGCTGACTGAAGCGGCGCATCTGCGCGGCGAGCTCAAGGCGGCGGAGGGCCGCGCAAAGCGCAAGGATGAGCTGCTGGACGAGGCGCTGCATCGGCTTGAGGTCGAAAAGGCCATCGCTGAGGACTATCACGAAAGCCTCAAGTGGCGCATGGCGCATCCGTGGCGCAACGTGTGGCGCTGCATGAAAGAGTATTTCCGCTTCTGACGGACAAAGAGCGGGAGAGGAGGGGAGAGAGCGATGTTCCGATACAAAAAGAGCGTGCCGGTGAGCTATGAGAGGCAGGGATATATCTATTTTTCATCGCTGCTGTATCGAGAAATGCCGGAGAAGGCGCAGCGGAAGATCCTCAACCTGTGTATGGAGTGCGGCGGCGGGGACTACTACCGGGCACTTTTCGAATTCGTGACGACGGACGCGAACGCGACGTACATCTGCATGAAGCACAGCCTCTCCCGCTCGACGCTCGAGCGGATCGTGCGGAAGTATTACGAGGGTTTCCCGCGGAGACTGTGACAGGGCTTCGGCCCTGTGTGCGCTGCCGCCGAAAGGGCGCGGCGGCGCACAGAAGGCCGAACACACATTATTCAATATCACGCGTGCGCACGCGCGCGTGATTCGAGCTTGTAACGTATCTTAACTTAGCGAACAATTCCAAAGCAGGAGGACAGGGCTATGTATCGGGGCAGAACATTCAACCGCGAGCGCGTGTACGTGTGCGGCGATTATCTGGACGGAGATATCTATCCTGTCTTTCAGAAGCCGGGCGAGCGCAGAAAGAGATGCCGCCCGACGAGCGAGATCCAGAAGAAGCTCAACCAGAGGAACGCGGCGAAGAGATTGACGCGCATCGTGCACATGAACTTCACGAGCCGAGACCTCGCGCTGCATCTGACCTACGACCCCGCCCACACGCCGGAGAGCGCAGAGGACGCGCTGCGCATCGTGCAGAACTATCTGCGCACGCTCAAGCGGCGGTATCGCAAGCTCGGGACCGAATTCAAGTACATACTCTCCACGGAAAAGGGCGGACGCGGCGGACGCATCCACCATCATCTCATCATCTCGGGCGGGCCTGACCGCGACACGCTGGAATCGCTGTGGGGGCGAGGCTACGCCAACAGCAAGCGCCTGCAATTCAGCGACGAGGGCGTGAGCGGCCTGACGCATTACATCACGAAGGACGACGCGAGCTACAAGCGGTGGAGCGGCAGCAGAAATCTTGCCCAGCCGGAAGCGGCAACGTCAGACGGCAAGCTCACGATGGACGAAATCGAAGAACTCGCCGAGGCCGTGGAAGACGGTCTCGGCTACGAATGGTTCGAAGAACGATACCCGGACTTCGAGCTCGTGAGCTGCGAGTGCATCCGCAACAGCATGAACCGGGGCGCGTACATCCATTTCGAGATGCGGCGGCGCCGATAACAACAGCATAGAGCAAACGCAACACGACGACGCGCGCGGGGGAGCCTGGGCGCGCTGCGTGCATGCCCTCGCGCGTGCGCGTGCGAGGAAAAACCGCAAGCCCTGATTTGACAAGGGTTTGCGGCTCTTTTTTGCCCTCAAAAAGTTGACGGTTCGTGACCTGTTGCATTTGCTACACTTTTTGAAAACAAGGCAAGCGCGCCGAGGGGAGGGGTGCGGATGGCGCGGCAGAAGAAATACACGGCGGCAACGCTGGGCAAGGCCTGCGAGCGCTATTTCGCAGCGATCACGCGGCGCGTGAAGGTCACGGAAATGGTGGACAGCGGCAAGCGCGACGACAAGGGCCATGTGATCCTCATCCCCGTGCCGGTGAAAAACACGCTGGGCGAAGAGGTCGAGGTGACGGAGTACATCATCCCGCCGAGCATGCACGAGCTGTGTGCCTTTCTTCGCATCGACCGGGCGACGTGGAGCCGGTACATGGGCGAGAGCGAGGAATTCGCGGCCGTCGGCGAGCGGGTGCGCGAGCGCATGAAGGCCTGGAACGAGCACGAGATGCTGACGCGGCCGGGCAAGGACCTGAAAGGAATCCTCTTCAACCTGACGAACAACTACGGCTACAGCGAGAAGAAAGAGGTCGAGCTGGGCGAGCGGGCGACAAAGACCGTGACGGCGGCGAGCATCCCGCTCGAGGAGCGGCAAGCGATGCTGCGCGAGCTGATGCAGGAGTTTGAGCACGATGGCGGCGACGAAGACGCGGACCTATGAGCGAGAGCTTGAGGTGGCGCTGTGGTGGCGGGACTTCCGCGCGACGAACAACGCGCACTTCCTGCCGCTGCTATTCGACCGGCACCGCTACCTCGTCCTGAAAGGCGGCGGCGGCAGCGGCAAGTCGATCTTCGCGGGGCGCAAGGTGCTCGAGCGCGTGACAAGCGAGCCGGGGCACCGCTGGCTGGTGTGCCGCAAGGTGGCGCGGACGCTGCGCGAGAGCTGCTTTGAGCAGCTGCGCGGGCAGATTTCCGACTTCTACCCAGAGAGCGGGGCAAAGGTCAACAAGAGTGACATGAGCATTTCGTTTGCGAACGGCAGCAAGATCCTGTTCGCGGGCCTCGACGACGTGGAGAAGCTCAAGTCGATCTACGACATCACGGGCATCTGGATTGAGGAAGCGAGCGAGCTGGAGCAGGGGGACTTCGACCAGCTGGACATCCGACTGCGCACAGACTTCCCCTATTACCTGCAAATGATCCTGACGTTCAATCCAATCAGCATCACACATTGGCTGAAAAAGCGGTTTTTCGACCGCAAGGACCCGCGCGCGACGGTGCACGAGAGCACGTATCTCGACAACCGCTTTCTGACGGCGGAGGCCATCACGACGCTTGAGGCTTTCCGCGAGACGGACGAGTACTACTACCAGGTCTATTGTCTCGGCCAGTGGGGCGTGACGGGCAAGACGGTATTCGACGCGAAGAAGGTGAGCGAGCGGCTGCTCATCGTCGAGCGGGCGAAGAAGCCGAGGCGCGGCTACTTCGAAAACATCGTCAAGGAAGACGGCGTACACCTCGAGAGCTGGGCGTGGGTGGACGATCCTGACGGCGCGGTGACGATCTACGAAGATGTCGTCCCCGGCCGGCCCTATGTCATCGGCGGCGACACGGCGGGCGATGGCAGCGACTACTTCGTCGGGCAGGTGCTCGACAACATCACGGGCAAGCAGGTCTGCACGCTGCGCCACCAGTACGACGAGGACACGTATGCGCGGGAGATGTACTGCCTCGGCAAGTACTACAACGACGCGCTGCTCGCCATCGAGACGAACTTCTCGACGTACCCGACGAAGCTGCTCGACCTGATGGGCTACCGCAACCTGTATGTGCGCGAGGTGGAGGACGACTTCACAGGCAAGATCAAGCACGCCTTCGGCTTCCAGACGAACCGGCTGACGAGACCGGTGATCCTGTCTGAGCTCATCCGCATTTTGCGCGAGAGCATGAGCACGGTGAACGACCGCGACACGCTGCTCGAGATGCTGACATTCGTGCGGCGGGAGAAAGACTTGCAGGGCGAAGCCGAGCCGGGCGCGCACGACGATTGCGTGATGGCGCTGGCGATCGCGCACTATGCACGGCCCCAGCAGACGATGGAAATTAAGACCGCCGGAAGCGCGAAGAAAACGCGCTGGACGGCGGACATGTGGGAGGACTACAACAGCGCGAGCGAGACCGAGCGGGCAGAAATGCTGGCGCTCTGGGGCGAGCCGCGATGAGAGGGAGAAAAGACATGGAAGAAAAAGCAAAGACAAGCACGATCAGCGAGGAGCTGCGCGAGTGGCAGGCGAGGCTGGGTGAGAGCGACGCCAAGTGGTCGAAAGAAGTCGAAAAAATGAACGAGCGCGAGGCGGTCTACAATGGGGACCGCACGATGCAGCCGCTCGTCCCCGGCGACACGCACCGCGACGGCACGCTGAAAAAGACAAGCCACGTGCGCAACATCACGTTTGAGAACATCGAAAGCCAGGTATCGAGCAGCATTCCGCAGCCGAAGGTGACGCCGCGGCGCAAGAAGGACGAGCACCTGGCCGACGTGATCGAGCACTTTCTGCGCAACGAGCTCGACCGGCTCCCGTTTGAGGCGCTGAACGATCTGGCCGAGCGCACGGTGCCCATTCAGGGCGGCGTGGGCTTTTTGGTCGAGTGGGACAACACGAAGCGCACGAGCACGACCGTCGGCGAGGTGAACGTGACGCTCATCCACCCGCAGCAGTTCGCGCCGCAGCCGAACGTCTACACGGGCATTGCCGACATGGATTATTTCATCGTCAAGGTGCCGACGACGAAGGGCTACGTCGAGCGCCGCTATGGCGTGCTGCTTGAAAACGAGGGTGAGAGCGAGCCGGATGTCCGCGGCGGCGACGGCTCCACGAGCAACCGAAACCTGACGCTTTACATCGGCTACAAACTCAACGAGCGCGGCGGCATCGACCGCTACACGTGGGTGAACGACACGGAGATTGAAAACCTCAAGGACTATCAGGCACGCAGGCAGCCGGTGTGCAAGAGCTGCGGCAAGGTAAAGCCGCTGCCGGGGCAGGAGGTAAACGGCACGGCCTACTCAGGCGGTGCGTGCCCGTGGTGCGGCGGCAAGGACTGGGAGAGCAAGACGCAGGACTTCGAAGAGCTCTATGCGCCGGTACAGCGCAGCGACGGCACGTTTATCGGCGGGATGCAGGAAACGCTCGACGAAAACGGCCTGCCGGTGCAGGTGCCGGTGCGCATCCCGTATTACCGGCCGGACCGCTACCCGATCATCTTGCAGCGCAGCGTGAGCGTGTTCGGCCAGCTGCTCGGGAACAGCGACGTTGACATGATCCGCGACCAGCAGAACACGAGCAACCGCATCGAGCAGAAGATCATCGACCGACTGATGAAGGCAGGCACGCGCATCACGCTCCCCGACCGGGTGGACCTGCGCACCGATCCAGAGGACGGCGAGCGCTGGTACATCGGAAAGCCGAGCGACAAGCAGCTGATCGACGTCTACGATTTTTCAGGCAATTTGCAGTACGAGCTCACGTATCTCGCGCAGGTGTACGAAGAGGCGCGGCAGATCATCGGCATCACGGACAGCTTTCAGGGCAGGCAGGACACGACCGCAACGAGCGGCAAGGCCAAAGAATTCTCCGCCGCGCAGGCTGCAGGACGCCTCGAGAGCAAGCGCGTGATGAAAAACGCCGCCTACGCCGAGCTCTTTGAAACGATGTTCAAGTTCTGGCTGGCGTACTCGGACGAGCCGCGGCCGGTGACGTATAAGGACAGCACGGGCGAGACGATGTACGAAGAGTTCAACCGCTATGACTTCCTCGAAGAAGGCGAAGACGGCGAACTGCACTGGAACGATCAGTTCCTTTTCTCGTGCGACACGAGCGCGCCGCTGGCGAGCAACCGCGAGGCGATGTGGCAGGAGACGCGGCAGAACCTTGAGGGCAGGGCCTTCGGCGACCCGACGGACCTTGAAACGCTCATTTTGTTCTGGGCGAAGATGGAGGAGCTGCATTACCCCGGCGCGGCGCAGACGAAAAAGCACCTCGAAGAAAAGGTGCAGCGGCAAGAAGAAATGGCCGCGCAGCAGGCGGCGCAGCAGACGGCCATGCAGGACGATATGCCGGGCGGCGGCGCGGCGGTGCCGGATGAGTTGGCCGCGGCGATCGACGCGCAGGCACAGCAGGATGCCATGAACGCCGCGAGCGGCGGGCAAGCGGAAGAACTTTACATGCCGCAGTAAGAAAGGCTAAAGGCGCGAGAGAGGACGCGCGTAGCACATAATCGCAGGGCAAGAGCGGGAAAATGCCGAATCCACGGGAAAGGAGGACGCGGGCATGAGCGATAAGAGCGGTTACGTCGGCAGAATCAAGAACGGCGGCACGCAGGTCGTGAAAGCGCCGAACCAGCAGACCGACGCGAAGAAGGGCGTTATTCATACCGGCTCCGATTTGAGAACCGGCAAGAAGTAAGGCAAGCGGAAGCGCTTTACATGATTACCCCCGCAAGGGGACGCCGCACGCGCAAGGCGGCGGCTATTCGCAGGGCAACGCGGAAAAATGCCAGAGAGGAAGAGAACATGGAATTCACGGAAAAAGACGTCTTTGAAGCGATGGGCCTGACGGTGCCGCCTGACGAGGCAGGCACGCAGCAGGAGCCCACAGGCGCAAACGAGCCGGGCGCCGCTGCCCCGGCCGCAGAAGAGACCAACGGCGCACCGGAGGGCGGCGATACCGGCACGACGGGCGGCGAGGGCGCAGAGGGCGCCGTAACCGCTCCCGAGGGCCAGGACGGCGCGGAAGGCGCAGAAGACAACAACGATGCGGAGGGTGCGAAGAAGGAGCAGACCCCCGACGAGCGCAGAGCTCATGCGGCGGCGCGGCGCAGAGCCGAGCAGCAGGCCGCGGTGGACGCGGCGCTCAAGGCGCAGAGCGAGAAGATGGCCGCGGAGTGGAAGGCTTTTTTCGAAAGTGCGGGGCTCAAGAACACGATCACGGGCGAGCCCATCGCGACGAAGGAGCAGTTTGACGAATGGTCGAAGTCCTTCAAGCAGCAGAAGCTCGAAAGCGACCTCAAGGCCGGGAAGCTGACGCAGGAATCTCTCAATGAGGCGATCAGCGAGAATCCTGTCGTAAAGCAGGCAGCCGAGATCGTGGCGGCGCATGAGCGCGAGCAGGCCGCGGCGGAGCAGGAGAAGATGCAGCGCGCCATCGACGAGCAGATCAAGAATATCCACGCGCTCGAGCCCGAGGTGAACGGCGTGGAGGATCTTTTGAAGCTGCCGGAGAGCGAGGAATTCTACGCGCGCGTGAAGAGCGGCATGTCATTTTACGACGCCTACCTCATTTCGACGCACGAGCGGCGCGAGAAGGCGCTGGCCGAGGCGGCGAGAGCGCAGGCCTTGACGGGTCAGAGGGGTAAGGACCACCTGACCGGCGCGGCGGCATCCCGCGGCGCGGGCGGCAAGGTCGTGACGAGCGAGGAGCTGGCGAGCTTCCGCATCTTCAATCCCACGGCGACGGACGAGGATATCCGCACGTGGATCGAGAAGAACAGAAACTAACAAGACAAGGAGGAACGCAATGTTTATTCCCATCAAATCGACGGACGGGGCAATGACCCCGTTTGAGTACATCGAAGCGGCGGCGGGCACGTATCAGGTCGGCCAGCTGCTCAACGTGACGGACGGCAAGCTGGCGGCGATCGCTGCCGACCAGGCGACCACGCCGCCCTATGTGTGCATGCAGAGCGGCACGGTGGCCGCGGGCGAGCTGCTCGCGGTGACGCGCGTGCAGGGCAAGTACACCTTTGAAACCGAGCTCACGGCAGCCGCAGCGGCCGTGAAGGTCGGCACCAATATCCAGGTGGCGAGCGGCGGTCTCAAGGCAAAGTACGTCACGGGCGCATCGGATGCGGCGGCACCCGGCACGTTCGAGGTCGTGAGCCTTGAGGGCACGGCAGCGGGCAGCATGATCCGCGGCCGCTTTATCTAAGGAAAACGGAAGAGAGGAGAGAAAGTAAGCAATGAAAATCATTTTTTCGGAATCGAGCAACCTGAACAACAGCGTTTACGGCAACTGCCAGGCGCCGATCAAGATGTTCCTTGAAAAGCGCGGCGAGGAATTTGAGCAGAACAGCGTGCTGAAGAACCTGTTCCTGACGGGTTCTTCCAAGAACTACGGCGACGTGATGACCACGCTGACGGCCATGAGCGGCTTTGAGCCCGTGGGCGAGAACGGCGCTTATCCGCTGGACGGCATGCAGGAGGGCTACCAGAAGTTCCTCAAGTACCAGACGTGGAAGGATTCTTTCAGCGTGTCCAAGGAGATGATCGAGGACGGCAAGCTGCTCGACATGCGCAAGCAGCCTGCGGCCTTTATGACCTCTTACAAGCGCACGCGCGAGCTCTTCGGCGCGGCGCTGTACGGCGCGGCCATGATGGGCAACGGCAGCGTGACCTTTAAGGGCGTCAAGTTCGACCTGACGGGCGCGGACGGCAGCAACTTGTTCGCCAAGGAGCACGTGCCCAAGGTGAGCGGCGACAAGCAGTGCAACTGCTTCAAGGATGCGTTCAGCGTGGACACGCTGGGCAAGCTCGAGACCAAGATGCACCTGTTCCGCGGCGACAACAACGAGATCCTTGACGTGGCTCCTGACACGATCCTGATCCCCGAGAACGCCGACCTCAAAAAGGCGGTATTCGCGGCCATCGGTGCGGACAAGGACCCCGTGAGCGCGAACAACGCCTTCAACTATCAGTACGGCCGCTGGAACGTCATCGTGTGGCCGTATCTGAACCACTACATCACAAACGGTGTTTCCCCGTGGGTGCTGCTGGACAGCAAGTACAACGAGACCTACGGCGGCGCGGTGTGGAATGATCGCGTTCAGCTCGAGGTGCGCTCCACCATCGACGAGAACACCGACGCGAACGTCTGGCGCGGCCGCAGCCGCTTCAACGCGTGCTTCAACGACTGGCGCTTTGCCGCCATCGGCGGTATCGCGGCGGGCAACTCGCTCTAAGGCAATAACCCCAAGGCGGGCGTGGGACAAGACCCGCGCCCGCCTTTATCCATCATTGAGAGAGGAGAGAAGAACATGACGCCGAGAAAAGCGATGCAGCACGCCGACACGGCGAAGCTGAACGCCTTTCCCGAAGAGGAAAAATTCGAATGGCTCAAGGCGCTTGAGGGCAGGATTGCGGCGGACGTGCTGCTGGCGACGCCGGAAGAGCTCGAGCAGATCATGGCGACCGGCTATCCGGACGGCATGGACGAAGAGCTGCTGGTGAAGGCCCCGCACGATGAGCTGTACGTGCTGTACCTCAAGGCGAAGATCGACGCGGAGAACGGCGAGTACAGCCGCTATGCCGATTCGAGCCAGCTCTACAACGAGGCCTACGGCAACTTTGCCCGCTACTGGGGCAGGACGCATGAACCGGCGCAGGGCTACGAGAGGGGGTACGAGATCGTATGAGAGAGATCGAAGTGCGCGAGCTGCCGTATCTGCCGCTGGGCCATCAGGGCGAGAACGAGGCGCAGAGGATCGTCTGGCGCGGCCTTGCGGACAGTTGGGCGCGGCTGTACGGCGAGGGCGTCTTCGCGCTGACGGTGCTGCGTGAGGGTGACAGCGCGCCATATCCCGCGAGCCTTAAGAGCGAGAACGGTGACGTGATCTGGACGCTGAGCAACGCCGACACCGCAAAGGCGGGCGAGGGCATGGCCGAGCTCACCTACACCGTGGGCGGCGTGATCGCCAAGAGCCGGACGTGGCGCACGGTGGTCGAGCCGTCGCTGAGCGCAAACGGCACAACCGAGCCGCCCGCAGCCTATCAAAGCTGGGTCGACGAGGTTTTGCAGGCAGCAGCGGATGCGGAGACGGCGGTTTCCAAGATGCCCTACGTCGACGAGACCACGGGCAACTGGTTCAAGTGGGACGCCACGGCGGGCGCTTTTGCCGACACGGGCGTTGCCGCGACCGGACCGCAGGGCGAAGTCGGCCCCAAGGGAGATACCGGCGCGCAGGGGCCCAAGGGAGAGACCGGTGCAACCGGCCCCAAAGGAGACACGGGCGCGACCGGCGCACAGGGCCCCAAGGGAGAGACCGGCGCAACCGGTGCGGCGGGCCCTGAAGGACCGAAAGGAGACACCGGACCGCAGGGAGAACAGGGCGTTCAGGGCCTGCAAGGCATCCAGGGCCCTGTTGGCCCGCAGGGACCCGTCGGCCCCAAGGGAGACACTGGTGACACTGGCCCGGCGGGTCCGCAAGGAGAGACTGGCGAACGCGGGCCAAAGGGCGAGACCGGCGATAAGGGCGACAAGGGTGACGCCTTTACCTACTCCGACTTCACAAAGGAACAACTGGAAGGCCTGCGTGGCCCGCAGGGCATTCAGGGGCCCAAGGGTGAAAAAGGTGATACCGGCGACACTGGGCCCCAAGGTGAAAAGGGCGACAAGGGCGATACAGGTGAGACTGGGCCTCGCGGCCCGCAAGGCGAGCAGGGAATCCAAGGCCCGACAGGTCCGCAGGGCGAAAAGGGCGATACTGGCGCGCAGGGACCGAAGGGTGCGACGGGCGACACGGGCCCGCAGGGCCCGAAGGGAGACACGGGCAGCGGCTTCAAGGTGCTGGGCTATTACGACACGGCAGGAGCGCTGGACGAAGCCAAGCTTGCAACTGCGCAGCCGGGTGACGCTTACGGCGTCGGCACGGCGGAGCCTTACGATATCTACATCCTGAACGGCACGACGGGCAAGTTCATCAATAACGGCCCCCTGCAAGGTGCAAAGGGCGATAAGGGAGACACGGGAGCCCAAGGCCCCAAGGGAGATCCGGGTGACGTTGGCCCGACCGGCCCGGCTGGTCCTACCGGACCGCAGGGCGAAGTTGGTCCGCAAGGTCCTACGGGACCCGCGGGCGCGGATGGATTCAAAGGCGCGGACGGGGCTGCCGGTAAGGACGGCGTGACCTACACCCCGAGCGTAAGCGATGCGGGTGTCATCAGTTGGACGAATGACGGCGGCAAGACGAACCCAAAGTCTGTAAGCATCAAGGGTCCTAAAGGCGATACCGGTGCTACCGGCGCAGACGGCGCGGCAGGCCCGCAGGGACCGAAAGGCGATACCGGCGAGATGGGGCCTCAAGGCCCTGCCGGAGCGGATGGAGATGCCGGTAAGGATGGCGTGACGTTCACGCCGAGTATGAGCGATGACGGCGACCTGAGCTGGACGAACAACGGTAATCTCACGAACCCGAAAACGGTGAACCTCAAGGGCCCGAAGGGCGACACGGGCGCACGGGGGCCTGCCGGCACTGACGGCGCGAAGGGAGATACCGGACCAGAGGGGCCAAGGGGTCCACAGGGTGAACAGGGCCCGCAGGGCAAGACTGGTCCGCAAGGTGAAACCGGCCCGCAAGGCCTGACGGGCCCGCAGGGCCCTGCCGGCGCGGATGGCGCGAAAGGTGCGGACGGCGCAAAAGGCGCGACCTTTACGCCCGCTGTGTCCGCGGCGGGAGACCTGAGCTGGGCAAACGACGGCGGGCTTGCGAATCCCGCGACGGTCAACATCAAAGGCCCCAAGGGAGACCAGGGCGAAAAGGGCGAGCAGGGCGAGAAAGGCGAGACCGGTGCGACCGGCCCGCAGGGCCCCGCAGGCCCCGTCAATATCCCCTCCACCACCTCTCTCTTCAAGGGCAACGGCTCGGGCGGGCTTGTTGCTGCTACCCCTGAGACGGACTACGCCTCTCCCGTGTTCATGCGCAAGGTGACGCTGACGGTGGCGGGCTGGAACAGCAGCACTAAGCAGCAGAGCGTGACCGTCAGCGGCATCCTTGCCGACACGACAAAGCAGTGCATCTATCCCGCGCCGGTCGACACGAGCTATGACAGCGCGTGGAACAGCTGCGGCGTGCTGTGCGTGGCGCAGGCGGCAGATTCGCTGACGTTCCAGTGCGCGGAAGTGCCGACGAGCGCTATCGAGGTTTATGTGACGGTCATCACACTGAGCTACAAGGGGTGATGCGGGATGATTTTTAACAGACGAAGGCTCGCGAAGAAGAAACAGTTGACGTGGGTGATAAATGAACGCTTATATGCCTCGGCTTTCAATAATTCGTATTGGTTTAATGTAAGTTTTGTAAGCAACGGCCAGACGTTTTATGGGTTCTTCGCAAACTGGGTCTCATACGATTATCAACTGGGGTATTTCACTGATGTTAATCAGTCGGGGTACAATCAAGCCTACTCAATGGACATGGGTGGAATACCGTCTTGGCCAATGGGTGAAGCTTACCGCACCATAACATTCTATGAGCCCCCCACTGGCGACATATTAGCATGGCTGCAAGCAAACGCCACGCCTCAGTAAGAAAGGAGCAGACTATGAACTTTAGAAGCGCCCTCAGATATATATATATATATATATCGACTGAACCTGCCGAAAGCGGGGTGGCGGTATGATCTTCAATCCGGGTATCATGGCCGCCACAGGTGCCGCTGGCGTGGTGACGGGGTCTTACACAGGCAACGGTAGTAATCAGAAGAATCTTAACTTAGGGTTTGAACCGGTAGCAATTCTTATCATATCGTCTCCCGACGCCGGCGCCAACGTGCATATGCTGGTTGCTGTAAACGGCGCACCGAAAGGGCTTGGGTCTGCTTCAAGCTCGACTACCAAATATCGTGTAGCGGTAAATTTCAGCGGTGAGGGTATATTGATGGGAACGCCGACGGACCCAAACAACCAACCATTCAACTACCCCAATGTCGTTTATAATTACATTGCCATCCCTAAAGCCTAACACAAGAAAGGAGCGCTTATGGCGCAGTATTTGAAAGTCAACGGGCAGGAGTACCCTGCCAAGTTTATCAGCAAATATCAAGACCTCAACTGGGACAAGCGCGAGACGAAGACCATCTACCTCACCATGTCCCATGACGAGGCGGCGGCGCTGCTGCCCTCGGGAACGCCGTGGAGCATCGTCCAGCGCGACATGGTGGACAAGCTGGACGAGCAGGGCCAGCCCACGGGCGAGACCGAGGAGCGCGTGCAGGAGTACGACAACAGCGAGTACAGCCTTGCTGGTGATATCACTGACCACCGCGACGGCACGGTATCTATCAAGATGGGCAAGCCCACGGAGACTGAGAGCGCCAAAGCGACCGTTACCGCCCTTGCGGGCGCGCCGGTCACATACGCCCGTGCGGTGGAGCTGCGGCCCATCATCGAGCAGGCGGCGGTCAGCCTGAGCGACGGCGAGGCGGCGACTGTGCCCGAGCTCATCACGGCATGGGCGTATCCTGTTGCTTACGCGGAGGGCGACCGCAGGAGCTACGGCGGCAAGGTGTACAAGTGCCGTCAGGCGCACACCTCGCAGGAGGACTGGAAGCCGAGCACAACGCCCGCGCTTTGGGTCGTGATCGACGTTGCCCACGCGGGCACGCAGGATGACCCCATCCCCGCAAGCCGCGGCATGGAGTACGAGTATGGCAAGTACTACCTCGACAGCGAGGACGGCAAGACGTACAAGTGCGAGCGTATCGGCGAGGCCGCGGGCGGGAAGATCGTCTTGCAGTATTTGCCGCACGAGCTGTTGGGGCAGTATTTTAAGGAGGCGACGGTATGACGGCGGCGTTGATTTCCGCCGCAGCGGCGGTGGTGGTGGCGCTCATCGAGGCCATCGCCGCCCGCGACCGCCGACGCGACAAGAAGGAGCGCGAAAAGGCTGCCGAGCAGCAGAAGATGCAGGAGCAGCTGATGCTCAAGCTCATCGAGGGCAGCTGGGCGGCTATTGCACTGGGCGAGGCGACGGCGAAGGCGATGCAGCGCATTCCCGACGCGCACTGCAACGGGGACATGCACGCCGCACTGGACTACGCCGCCGAAGTGAAGCACAAGCAAAAAGAATTTTTGGCCGAGCGGGGGATCCACTCGATCCTCGACAGCGGGGCGGCAGCATGAAAGCGCTGAAAGCCCGCTGGGACAAGATGAAAAAGCGGGACAGGTACATATCCATCGCCATTTTCAGCCTGACGTGGTACACCATCGCCTCGCTTACCATGACGGCGCTCGGTGTTCCGCCGCCCGACGTGCTGACGGAACGCTGGTTCAAGGCATGGACGACAGAGCTCGTTGTAGTGGCGGGCATCAAGATTTTCAGAAAGGACGATACGGTTTTATGAATGAATTACTGAACAAAAGAATTGCGAACCTTCTCAGCGTGAAGAGCCTTGTGACGATCGCGCTGACGGCGACCTTCTGCATCCTGACGGTGCGCGGCGCGGTCACGCAGGAGTTTAACACCGTGTACCTCATGGTGATCGCGTTCTACTTCGGCAAGCAGAACGCGGCGGGCAGCGCGAAGGGAGAATAAGCGCATGAATATCCGCAAATATCCCGCGAACGCGGGGAACGTCGGCGGCACGCGCGCGGCGAGTGGCATCCGCTACATCGTCATCCACTACACCGGCAACGACGGCGACACGGCGATGAATAACGCGAAGTACTACGCATCGAACGTGGTGAAGACGAGCGCGCACTACTTCGTCGACGCGAATGAGGTCATCCAGAGCGTGGATGACCTGCGCATCGCGTGGGCGGTCGGTGGCAACAAGTATCCGAGCTGCGCGCAGACCGGCGGCGGGACGATGTACGGCAAGTGTAAGAACGCCAACAGTATCAGCATTGAGCTGTGCGACGCGGTCAAGAACGGCGTATATGCGCCGGGCGCGAAGACCGTCGCGCAGGCACTTGAGCTGACGAAAGCTCTGATGAAGAAGTACAACATTCCCGCGAGCAACGTCATCCGCCATTTCGACGTGACGGGCAAGCTCTGCCCGGCGTACTGGTCCGGCAGGGAGAACGCGGGCAAGTGGGAAAAGGAATTCCACGGCAAGCTGACGGCGCCCGATTACCGCGCGCAGCTTCAGAAGCGCGCGGGGTTGACGGACGGCACGATGGATTACCTCTCGGCGTATCAGTACGGCGACGACCTGATCCTCAAGCTCGCGACGATGAAGTGAAGCACGGGGCGGGAGGGCGTGCAGCTCTCCCGCCCGAAGAGAAAGGAGGGGAGGAAGTATGCCTTCCAACTGGCTATACATCGACACGAATTTTCCGTCGTTCACGCAGAAGGAGAGCGTGAATGACAAGGTCGAGACGATGCAGGACTACCTCTTCATGCTCGTCGAGCAGCTGCGCTACACGCTGCACAACTTAGACCTTTCCAACATGAACAAGACGGCGACGGACGAGTTCGTCAAGCAGATCACCGATCCTATCTACGGCGAGATCAAGGACGCAGAGGGGAACATCACGCAGGTCGCGCTCATGGCCGAGGGCCTTGCGGCGCGCATCGGTGACGCCGAGGGCAACATCACGCAGCTGCAAGCGACGGCGCAGGGCCTTTCGGCGAGCATTTCGAACCTGAACGGCAGCGTGACGAACCTGACGGCGGACGTGAACGGCATCCGCGCGACGGTGAGAACCAAGATTGACGCGACGCAGGCACAGAGCATCTTTGACCAGAGCGCGACCGGCTTCACGCTTGGCGCGACGAGTGGCGAGAACGGCACGATTTTCAAGCTCAACTACAACGGCGTGCAGGTGGCGAGCACAGGAACGGTCGATCTGCACGTCAAGGCAGTCAACATCGACGGCACGCTGACGGCGGGCGCGCTGCGCGGAAATACCATCGCGCTGATCGATAATAATGGCAACACTATCGGCGGCTTTACGCTGGCAGACACGACCACAAGCACGGGCCTTGGCATGACGACCACGTGGGGAGGCATCAAGATCCAGCCTGCGGGCAACATCTTTTTGCAGGCCGGTACAGGCGGCGATATTACTATCCAGAACGGCCTTGTGCAGCTTGGTTCGGCGGCGCTGTGTCTGGCCACGCCGAGCTTTGGCCCGTCCAAACCGAGCGGAGCGGGCGTAGCTGGGCAGCTGTATATTCAATTGGTGAGTTGATATGAGCTATCGTCTGAGAGTATATGGCCCCGTTGACAGCAGCTATTCTCAAATCCTGCTGTTAAATGGCAATGTCTATCTTGACCGCGTTTCGCCTGCGGGGGAAAGCTCGCCGTGCTATGACGGTTATGTCGATGGCTTCAGCGTCAACATCCAGCCGACGTTTAACACCGAGGCGGAGTTTAACAACTTCGCGAGCGTCTTCTCGCGCTGGGTGGTCAACGCGGACGGGCAAACATCCTACCAGACGCCGACCGTCAGCGACGGCTATCGGTGCCAGCTGGACTGGACGCGCTTTGCAGGCGCAGCTAACGTCTATGTGAGATTGGAAATCGCCACGGCGCAAACATACTACGCACAGCTCGCTTACAACGCCAACGGCGGAACGGGCGCTCCGGCAACACAAAGCGGGGCGAAGCAAAACACGAATCCATATGTTGATTTTGTCATCCCGTACACCACGCCGACAAGGCCAGGATATGTTTTCGGCGGGTGGACGCTGGACGGCATGACCGGGACCATTTACCCGGCGGGCGCGACGATCAGTGTTTACGGTTATAACTATTCTCCCGGCCCAACGCACACGCTGTATGCCGTATGGACGGAGGACACGAGCGGGTCGGTGTGGTTATCGCCCAGCGGCATAGGCTACAACCGAGGGATCGTGTGGCTCTATGCCAACTACTGGCGCAAGGGCATCCCGTGGATCTGCACGGGCGGAACAACATGGAAACGAGGTGTTTGATTTTGGAGGTAAAGAGCATGAATGAAAAAATTAAGCAGGAAGCGGCGCACGCGATGCACCTGATCGGCATTTTGAACGTCAACGGCGATGCCGTCGATGTGGTGGCAGCGGTGCGTCAGTCGCTTCGCAACATCGTGACGATCTGCGATGCGGCGGAAGCACCGGTGGGCGAGGAAGGCGATACGCAGGGCGAAGCAAGAGGAGCGGTGAAAGATGAGACTGCCTGAGGTCCCATATGCCGACGGCATCGGCAAGCGCGGGCAGCTGCAATTTTACGGTCTGGACCATAATCTGGGCGCCGGAGACGGCGGGCTGTGGGACATGCAAAACCTGACGAGTGACTATTATCCTGTGCTTTCGACGCGCGCAAAGCGCAAAATTTACAAGAATCTTGTAAATCCGGGCGGGCTTTTCGCGTGGGATGCGCTCGCGTGGGTGGAGGGCACGGCCTTCTACTACGGCGGCGTGAAAAAAGGCGACGTGACGGCGGGCGAGAAGCGCTTCGCCGCCATCGGGGCCTATATCATCATCCTGCCGGACAAGAAGTACTACAACATGGTATCGGGCGAGTTCGGCAGCCTTGAGAGCACGTGGAGCGGCAATAGCCTGACGTTCACGAACAGCAAGCTCTATGAAGAGGCCGCGGAGGCGAACACCATTCAGTGCAGCGGCGTCGCATGGAGCGACTACTTCAAGGCGGGTGACGCGGTGACGATCTCCGGCTGCACGAAGCACGCGGAGAACAACAAAACGCCGGTGATCCGCGAGATCGACGGCGACAAGATGTATTTCTATGAAAACGTCTTCAAACTGGACGGTGACAACGGCACGACAGAGTACACGGAGACGGGAAACTTGACGGTTCGACGCACGGTGCCGGACTTAGAATACCTGTGCGAGAACGAAAACCGGCTGTGGGGCTGCGACGGGCGCACAATCTACGCGAGCAAGCTCGGCGATCCCTTCAACTGGAACGTGTTCGAGGGCCTTGAGACCGACAGTTACGCCGTGGACACGGGCAGCGCGGGCGACTTCACGGGGTGCGTGAGCTTCCTCGGCTATCCGGTGTTCTTTAAGGAGGACCACATCTACAAGGTGTACGGCAGCATTCCATCCAACTTTGAGGTGATGGGCTCGGCCACGCTGGGCGTTGCCAAGGGCTGCGGCGGGAGCCTCGCCATCGCGGGCGAGCGGCTGCTGTACCTCTCCACCTCGGGCGTGATGATCTACTCGGGCGGCATCCCGCAAAGCCTGCACGACGCCTTCGGCATGACGAGGCTGCGCGGCGGGCGTGCAGGGAGCGACGGCCTCAAGTATTATCTGAGCGCGCAGGACGAGAGCGGGGAGTGGAATCTCTACGTTTACGACACGCGCAAGGGCATGTGGCACATCGAGGACAAGACGCACGCGACGCACTTCTGCCGTTATCAGGGGAACACCTACTTCCTGACGGCGGAGGGCGAGATCGCGCTGACGGGCAACATCCTCGATGCACCGGAGGGCTGCACGGACGAGGAAGACTTCACGTGGTTCGCCGAGACGGGCGACTTCACGGAAAAGGGCTCGAGCCAAAGTACGAGCTACGACGGCGTGAAGAAGAGCATCGCCAAGCTGTGGGTGCGCATCGAGGTCGCGGCGGGGGCCGAAGCAAAGGTGCTGATGCAGTTTGATTCCGACGGGAAGTGGGTGCAGGCCGGGCAAACGCTGAAACCGGAACGAAAGCGCAGCTATTACCTGCCCATCGTGCCGCGGCGCGCGGACCATTACCGCATCCGCATCGAGGGCAAGGGCGAGTGCCGCGTCTATTCGATGAATCGCGAATACTACGCGGGCAGCGAGCTCAAGAGCACGCGCGGACCACAGTAAAAATTCAAGCAGAGAGGAGAAGAAAATGGCGTATACATACGATGACTTTCAAAAGGCGGCGAGCGGCAGCAATGTGAATTTTTCGCAGTACGATCTCGACCTTGCGAAAAAGTACCCTGAGTTCGGCATGAGCGTGCTCGACCTCAAGAAGCAGTACGCGGGCGCGACAACGGCGGAGCAGCGCGCGCTCATCAACGCAAAGGCGAACCAACTGCGCAGCAGCTACGGCAATTACACTGCCGGCGCGGATGGCAGCCAGTACGTGAGCGACGGCAAGTACGCGCCGAAGATCGACGAGACGCTCGACAAGATTGGCTCGTTCAAGCCGTTTACATACGGCAGCGCGCCGAGCTACGAAAGCCGCTTCCAGCAGAAGCAGCAGGAACTTTTGGACGCGGCGCTCAAGCGAGATCCGTTCTCGTGGAGCAAGGAGACGGATCCGCAGTACAGAAGCTACAAAAAGACGTATCTGCGCGAGGGCGAGCGGGCGACGGCGGACGCACTGGCGAAAGCAAGCGCCGCGAGCGGCGGGCGGCCGAGCTCGTTCGCCGTGAACGCGGCGACGCAGGCGGGCGACTACTACGCGACGAAGCTCTCCGACGTGATCCCGACGCTCTATCAGCAGGCATACGAGCGGTATCTCAAGGACTACCAGATGAAGCTCAGCGACCTTGAGGCCGTGAACAATCAGGAACAGCTGGACTACGCGAAGTATCTCGACCGGCTGAACCAGTTCAACACCGACAGGAACTTCGACTACAACAACTACCTCGGCGAGTACGGCCGCTTGCAGGACTACCTCGGCGGTTTGCAGGGGCAGGACAACACGGAGTACAACCGCTATCTCGGCGTGCTGGACGAGATCAAGGAAAAGCAGCAGCAGGATCAGGAGCTCAGCCGGTCGCAGGTCGACGCGATGCTGCAAGTAGGCGTTTCGCCGAGCGCGGGGCTCATCGGCAAGAGCGGGTACGAGAGCGAGTACGTCAAGGCGCTCGAGAATTACTACAAGCAGCAGGCGGCGCAGGCCGCGGCGAAGACGAGCGGCAGAAGCGGCGGGACCACGAGGCGGTCCGGCGGGACGAGCAGCGGAAATACGACCGACGGCAACGAAAGCGGGCTCGACTATCAGGGCCTTTTCGAGGCGGCGAAAAAGAGTGGCAATCCCAAGAGCTGGCTCGCGCAGAAGGCAAACTACCAGAAGTTCGGTTTTACCTCGTCGAGCGGGCTGTATTCGGACTATGAGACGTGGCTGGAAAACGGCGGTGTGTCGAACAGCCGTAAGACGATGGCACAGGGGCCGTTCATTGCGCTGCTGTCTGGCTTCAACACGTCGCTCAAGAACGGCGAGGGCGAGCGAATCCTTTCGACGCTCGACAAGACCTGGCCGATGATGACGAGCGAGCAGAAAGCAGAAATGCAGGTATTGCTCAAGCAGTATGGTTATTCCTACGAGGAGGGCTAAATGGGACGACTTGTTAAGACAACGCCTGCGGCACAGGAACAGCAGGAAGAAAAGCGCACGGTGGTCGGCACCGGCGCGCACGGTCGGCTTGTAAAAACAGGGGATGTGCAGCGCACATCCCCTGCGGCGAATACGGCGAAGACGCCGACAGCGCAGAGCGTTTATCAAAAAGCACTGGACGAAGCGATGATGAAACGCGCAGCGGCGGATCAGAAAAACAAAGAGCGCGGCCGCAAGAGCTACAATCGCACGCACGCGCAGGAAGTGCGCGAGATCACCGGCGACAGGACGAAAAAGAGCATTACCCCCATCATCAAGAGCGCGGCGGCGGGCTATGCGGCGGATATGGTCGGCGCGGCGGACACGCTGCTGCGCGCGCCGAGCGGACTGAACTACGCAGCGAGCCAGGAACGCGGAGAGATCGAAGCCTCGAAAAAGAACATCGCCGCCTATACCGAAAAGCTCAAGGCGGCGAAGACCGAGGAGGAACGCCAGCAGTGGCAGACACTTATCGACCGCAACAAGCGCCTCATCGAGATCAACAGCAAGGCTGCGGGCGAGCGGGTGAAAAACTATCAGGACGCGACGAGGGGCGCGCAGGAGAAGCTGCAAGGCACCTATCAGAAGCTGCGCAAGATCGCGTCTGACAACATGGAAAAGGCAAACGAAGGGCTCACGCCGGTCGGCAAGTACCTCAATAGCGTCGGCGTGGCAGGCGCGCAGATGGTCGCCGACGCGGCGCTCGGCGGCGGTAGCGCGCTCGGCCCGATGTTCCTGCGCGTATTCGCCGGAAACTCACAGGAGGCGGCGGAAGCGGCGGACAAGCCCGGCATGAGCGCGGCGGAACAGCTGGACGCACAGAACCGGGCGCTGCTGTACGGCACGGCGAGCGGCGCGGTGAGTATTGCGACGGAAAAGATCAGCAACGTCGCAGCGCCGTTCAAGAAAGCGTTCGGCGGCGGCTTCCTTGACAAGGCAATCGACGGCGCGATCGCCAAGATGAACGGGAACGCGGCGGGGCGGCTCGCCCTGTCATTCCTGTCCGAGGGCGGCGAGGAGGTCATCGAGGACCTTGTGCAGCCCGCCTTGCAGACGATCTACAACGGGAAGCGTGCCGGACAGAATTACAGCGAACTTGACGCGGCGGATATCCTGAACGACTTCCTCGTCGGCGGTGCGCTTGGCCTGCTGGGCAGCGGCGTAGAGGGCGTTCAGCGAAGAAACGCGCAAATCGAGACCGAGCGCGCCGCGGCGGAGACGAAAGAGGCCACGCCGTCGGCGGAAGCGATGACGCCGGAAGAGACCGCGCCGACAGCACAGCAGCTGGTGCAGCAGCAGAACACCGAACCGGCACCCGCGCCAACCGTCGGGCAGCAGAACACCATGCCCGCACAGTCTGCGGTGACGCCTGAGAGCGCGCAGGGCACGGGTGGGGGTAATTTGGTGCCCACACAGCCGAACGCCGCACAGGGCGCAGCAGAGGGCAAAGCGGACGCCCTGGACGCGGGCAAGCGCGTCAACCTTCTTGAGTACAGCAACGAGCAGAACGCGCAGAAGGTTGAAGACGGACTGAAAGACGGCACGCTGGCCGTGGACGCGAAAGAGAATATCTATCGCGTGAATGAGGATCAGCACATCGACCGGCGCGACAGCGCGAGCGTGGGCGAGCGGAGCGTGAACGCCTTCCAGTTCGACCACCCTGAGCTGCACAGCTATTACGCGGACGCGGCGGCAGTCCTACAGGAGGAGATGAGCTTTGCCCAAAAGGGCGGCGAGATCATCCGCCGGACGAGCCGCGAGGCGGGCGACGACGAATACATCCGCACCAAGCGCGGCGTGAGCGAGCGCATCGCACGGCTGCTGGATGACGAGGGCGTGCGCTACGATGACATCGACCGCTCGCTCGACGCGATCATCCACAACCACGGGCAGGAAAACTTCGCGGCGGCGAAGCGCGTGGAGCTGCTGCTGGACGACATGCTGACAAACGGCTATACGGATATCCACGGGCAGCACATTGCACCGAACGAAGAATACATTGCAGCAAAGAAAGCCATCCCCGGCGCGGACATGAGCGAGCGGACACACGAAGAGATCCCGATCTACGACATGCCGGAGGGGCAGAACGGAGGAATTGACAATGCAGGACAAGAAACACGGAACGATGCCGCGGGGGCTGAGCTTGCCGACGCTGCCGAAAGAGGCGCATCAGGCGAGGCCAACGCAGCGCGTGCACTATCTGATGGAGCTGCCGAACGGGGAGAGCGCCGGGGTAACGGAAGAGAATCTGAGCGCATTCCTCGAGAAGTACGGAACGTCGGCGGAGAAGACGGAAACGCGCTGACGGTACAACAGCGGCTTGCGGCATCCGGTATCTCACAATTCATCAGCCCGCGGGAGGCCAACGTGCCGAACGGCGCAAGCGGCGATAACACCGTCACCATCTTTGACGAGGCGGACTGGGACCAGGAGATTATCGGCGCGGCGGACTGGGCAAAGTCCAAGGGCGTGAAAAAGGTGACAGCGCTGCTGGGCGTCATCAAGGTTGAAAAGGACGGGAAAACCGGCAGAATTTTCGGCGCGTTCAACGCCGACACGGGCGAAATTTTCGTCAATGCCGGTTCAGTGCAGCGCAGCGTGAGCGAGACGATCGAGCATGAAACAGCGCATTATCTGGCCGAAGTGGCGAGGCGCGAGAACGTCAGGACGTTTATGCGCGACGTTCAGAGCCGGTACAGCAGCGAAGAGTGGGGCAAGGTGTACGACGCTTACTTCGAGCGCTACGCAGCGCTGACCGACAACTACGCGGGAATGAGCGAGAGCGATATCGAGCTCTATGTGTGGGAAGAGATCATGGGCGATGCCTATGCCGAGATCGACCAGTACGACGAAAAGGCGAGCCGATTCAGCCGAGAGGCCGAAAGCGCGCTGTCGCAGAGCGGAGAGGAAGGCGAAAACGCCCTACAGGTCGAGAGCTCACAGAGCGCGGCGGAACAGGGCCGCGAGACTGCGGCGGCGACAGAGCGCAGGACGGGGCCGCCTGAGCGCTTTGAGTACATCGGCGGCGAAGTCGACAGCAAGACCGTACACGACGGCATCCAGGCCGTGGCCGAGATGGAGCCGGTCGCCGAAGTCAGCGGCGAGGAATTCAAAAAGGGCGAAAAGGACCTTATCACGCAGGTCACGGAGTTTTTTGACGGGCTGGGCAACGAGGTCTACAATCCGCAGCTCGGCGACGTAATGCTGACGCGCCGCGGTGCAAAGAGCGACATCGCCCACGGAATCGGCAGAAAAAAAGCCGCTGCTTTCGCAGCGGTTCCGGATATCTTAAAAAACGGTCGCGTGATCGACTATCAAGTGGACTGGAAAGGGCGCAATTATGACACGGCGGTCGTCGCCGCGCCGATCACCATTGCAGGCGAGCCGTATATGGCGGGCGTGGTGCTGACGCGCACGGACAGCGAGAACCGCTTCTACGTGCACGAGGTCTTAACGGAAAAAGGAACAGCGCCGTTCAAGACCGGAGAATCGCCCACAAGGGGCGTCGATACCGGCGGCGATGTTCCTTCTGTGTTCAGTTTACTGGACCAGGTGCGCAATGTCAAGAGAAATGCGGCGGAAACCGTCGACAGCGGCGAAGAAAACAAGGCATCGGCGCCACTCCGCAATGTCGGCATTGAAACTGCCGAGCCGGTGGCACGCGCCGATGGCCTTGCAGAAGAGGCTCCAACCACCGCTCTAAGCAACAAAGCCCTCGGCGATATACACGAGGCCTCTTCGGATGATAATGTATCAGGAGGCGGCGAGAATGTCAAGCCGGAGGGGCGTTTCTCGGCAGGTGACGATGCGGCTTTGCAGCACAGGCGCGACAGGGCGGATGCCGAGCTCGACAGAACGGTCGATGAAGACGATCTGGCCGCGCAGAACGACGCGGCGGAACAGCTGAACCGGGGCCGCAGGGACATCGCCGACGCAGAGATTGCGGACGCGGAGATCGCCGGGCAGGAGTGGTCCTATGAAAAGGCGGAGCAGGACGGCAAGCGCGGGGACTACGCGTCGATCCCTGCGGAGTGGAAAACGAAGCTCGAGCGCGCACGGACGGCGGCAACGAACAACATCAAGCCATCCGGCTTCGACAGCTACGATGCCTATCTCGATGCGCTGGACAAGCAGCGCGCGGCGGATCGGGCCGAGCGGCTGCGCGTCAAGAGCCGGGACGAATTCAAGGGCACAAAAGCACTCGACGAGTTGGGCGTGAAGATCGCGAACAGCGCAGGCATCTACCACAACGCAGAACAACTCATTGCCAACGACAAGGCGGCAAAAAGCATTCAGAACGCAACGAAGCGCGCCGAGCAGCGCTTGGGCGCGACGCGGCAGGAAAAGACCATCGCGCGAGACATTGCAAACGGCGAGCGCTCGATGGCAGATATCCCTCGCAGCGTGAAAAAGTCGCGCGTGCTTGAGCTCGTGGACTATTACACGGCACAAAAGGCGACGAAGACGGGGCTCTTGCAGCAGCAGCGCATCGAGATCAACGACGCACTGCGCGAGCAGGCGCGCGAGCTCATCGGCACAGAAGCGCCGGAGATCAACCGAAAGGGCCTGAGAAAGCTCTTCGACCCAAGTAAAGGCCTTGTGCTTTACCATCGCACGCCGCAGCGCATTATGCGCGCGCTCTTTGGCTGGAAGCAGGGCCAGCAGATCAACGAGGCTGTTTTCGAGCCGGTCTACGAGAACGAGCAGGAGCGCAAGCGCTTTATCAACCGCATGTTTGACGAGGTGCGGACCTTTGAGGGCGCGGACGGCAAGAAAAGCGCACTGAACAAGGACGAGAGCGCTTTTGCGCAGAGATTGAAAGAGGGACGAACCGTCGAGGAGCTGGTTGAAAAGTCCGGCGCGGCGGAAAGCATCAGAGCGGCGGCGGAAAACCTGAAAAATGGCGCAGAGATGAAAGATGCCGCGCGGGAATTCAGCCTCGACAAAGGTTCGCGCGATCTGGCGCGGCAGTATGCCGACTGGCTGCAAACGCAGGATGACTACGCGGCGGCAAAGAACGTCGACCGCACGAAGGTCGAGAACGCGATTGAGAAATACACAGAGATCTATGACAAACTCTACGCCGCGATCAACGACTTCCTTGTAGCGCACGGGTACGAGCCCATCGGCTTTATCAAGGGATACGCACCGCACTTCCAGACGAGCGAGGCAAACGGAAAGCTCGAAAGCGCGCTCAAGGCGATCGGCGTCGACCTCGGCTCCGGCGTGGGCAAACTGCCGACGAGCATCGCAGGTCTGACGAAATCCTTCAAGCCGAACAAGCGGTACAATCCGTTCTTCCAGCACCGCAGAGGCAATGAGACGGACTACGATATCGTCAAGGGCTTCGAGACATACGTGGACTATGCGAGCGACGTGCTGTATCACACGGACGACATCATGCGCGTGCGTCAGATGGCAAACTACCTGAGGTCGACATTCGCACCGGAAGAGATGAAGGCGGACATCGACCAAATGGAGGCCATGCGTTACGCTCCGGCGGATGTGAAGGAAGAATACTTGCGCGATAAAAAGAAGATCACGGGTGATACCTTCCTGAGCTATGAGGACCTGACAAACCTGATGGAACAGTATACGGACGAGAAGTACCGCAGCATTGAGGACGCGACCGAATTCAGCGACCTTGTTTCATGGATGGATGATTACGCGAATAAGCTGGCAGGCAAGCAGCTTTTCGAGGACCGCGCAATGGAGCGCGAGGTCGGGCGCGAGGCGCTGAACGGCGCGAAGAAGCTCAACCGCATGTTCGCCCGCGCGAACGTGGCGGGGAACCTCTCGTCGGCGCTGAACCAGACGGCGCAGCTGCCGATGATCGCAACCGAACTCGGTCAAAAATATACGTGGCGCGCTGTGGGCGACATCCTGAGAGGAAAGACGACCGGCATGAGCGCGTTTCGCGGGGAGAGCGACTTCCTGACGGAGAAGAGCGGCATTGACTATATCCAGAGCACCAAGGGTGAAAAAGCGATAGAAAAGCTATTCAGCCCGCTGGAAAAGGTCGATACTCTCGTCAGCACGATCGCGGTGCGCGGCAAATACCGCATGGAGTTAGACACCGGCAAGAGCCCGAAAGAGGCGATGAAAGCGGCGGACCGCTGGGCGCGTGATATCATGGGTACGCGCTCGAAAGGCTCGGTGCCGCTGACGTTCCAGTCGAAAAACCTTATCGCACAAATGCTGAACATGTTCCAGGTCGAGGCGGCGAACACATTCGAGCACATCACGCAGGACCGGCTCGGCCCCGGCTTCAAGGAAATGGCCGCGAAAATCGGCAAGGATAAGGCCATTAAAAAGCTCGCAAGCGACGCCATTGCCTATATGCTGCTCGCATTCCTGCTCAACCGGTTGGACGAGGATGCCTACGGCGGAACGCCTGCGCCGTTCGATGTCCTCGGCATGGGGCTGAACGCCGTCGCGTCCGGCAACGGATTGACTTCGAGCGACATGCTCAAGATGATCACCGACGATGTGACCGAAAACATCTTCGGCGAGCGCCTTTTCGACACCGATCCAAACGACATGAACGACGAGTTTGACGGCTGGTCGGCGGCGGAAGATACGCTATACAACATCAGCAACGATGTACCGTATGTGCGCAACGTGGCGGGCCTGATGGGATGGGGCGACCAGACGTTGCCAATGCCCGACATTGTTGGCGCAGCGGGGAAGACGAAAGACGCACTCAAGAACGCAGATAGTGCGGGCGAATTTTGGGCAGAGGTCGCGAAGCAGCTCGTGGGCCTCGCGGGCGACACGCTTCCGGGCGGCCGACAGGCCGAGAAAACCGCGCAGGGCATTGAAGCCGTTGCACGCGGCGGGTCCTACAAGGGGAGCGGTGACAAGAAGCAACTGCAATATCCGGTGAATTCACCGCTGGAAGATCCGTTTGAAGCTCTGCGCGCGGCGCTCTTCGGTAAGAACGCGCTGAACGAATCACGTGTATATTGGGCAGAAGGCGGAAAGGCGCTGAGCGCATCACAGACAGCGCTCTATCAGGAACTCGTCGACAGCGGCATGAGCCGCAAGAAAGCATACGAGACCATCAGAGACTTCAACGACGCGACGGCCGATCTGGAAGCCGACAAGGACGAGAACGGCAATCCCGTCAGCGGAAGCAAGAAAGAAAAGGTCGTCGAGGCGATCAACAAGCTGCCGCTGAGCCGGAAGCAGAAAAACTTGCTCTATCTCAGCAGAGGGTACAGCGAGAAGGATCTGAACAGCCTGCCGTGGAACTGA